CCGTCCCGAGCGCCGCGAACGCCGTCCACTACGCCCGGATCGTCCGGGACCGGGCCCGGGAGCGCACGCTCATCACGCAGGCCCACGGGCTCATCCGCGACGTCCACCGCGGCCAGCTCGCCCCCGGGGACCTCGCCACGCACTACGCCGAGGCCCTCGGGCAGGTCGCGGCCGGGGCCGACGCGGGGATGGCGCTCGGGCCGAGCCTCGACGTCGAGGAGATCGAGGGACAGGAGGAGACCGTGGAGTGGATCTGCGAGGGACTCATCGGCAAGGACACCGTCAGTCTCTTCTCGGGCCACTTCAAGGCCGGGAAGACGACCTTCCTCCTGTCGATGCTCGCCGCCATCGAGCGCGGTACCCCCTTCCTCGACCGCGAGACCCGGCCCACCCGCGCCCTCGTCCTCTCCGAACAGGGAGGCGTCACGCTGGCCCCGATGCTCCGCAAGGCCGGCCTCGAGCACGCCAGGCTGTACACGAGGGCCCACCTCCACCGGGGGCCATGGGCCCAAGTCGTCGAGGCGGCCTCCCGCGAAGCTGAGACCTTCGACTGCCGCATCGTCGTCGTGGACACGTTCGCCTCCTGGGCACAGCTGGCCGAGGGCCAGGAGCAGGACGCCGGCGCCACGGGTGAGGCCCTCGGGCACGTCCTCCGCGCGGCCGAGGCCCGCGGCCAGACGTGGATCCTCCTTCACCACCTCCGCAAGGCCGGCGGCGAGCACGGACTCGGCGCGAGAGGGTCCGGCAACATCGGGGCCCAGGTCGACACACTCCTCGAGCTCAACCGCGTCCAGGGCCAGGAGACCGCCCGCAAGCTGTCCGCGCTCGGCCGCCTCGAGGGGCTCATCGACACCCTCGTGATCGACCTGACGGAGGACGGCTACCAGGTCGTCGGGAGCACGCAGGACCTCGCGCAGCACGTCTCCCAGGAGCGGTTCGAAGCCCTCGCCCGGGAGGTCCTGGAGTACGTCGACGAGTACCCTGGCAGGACCCGCCGAGAGATCGAGGAGGCCATCCCGGGACGGCGGCAGGCGCTCCGGACAACGCTCGCGCACTTGGTGCGCCACGGGAGGATTGAGGTCCGTCCCGGCGCCGGCAACTCGCAGCGTCGGGAGTACCACCGCCCCCCTCCGGTCGGCCCTGATGATGAGGGGTGCCCGGGGGTGCCCCAAGGGGTGCCCGGATGCGTGGGGGTGCCCGGGGTGCCCGGGGGTGCCCGGGGGGTGCCCGGGGCACCGGTCGAGGGGGGTGCCCCCGTGCCGACCCCCGGTAGGGAGGCACGGGGCACCCCCGACCAAAGCACGGCTGAAACGGCAAAAAACGAAGAGGGGTGCCCGGTCTGCTCCGACTGCGGACGAGAACTCGAGGAGGACTCGCGCCGGACGAGGTGCGTGTCCTGTGCGAGCAAGGCGAAGGAGGAGTCGACGTGACCAAGGCGAAGAGCTTCAAGCGGATGAACCTCCCGGCGTGCTGGAAGGTCCGGGTCTACATGCGTGGAGGCGGGGTCATCCACCTCGTCGCCAAGACGGAGCCCGCCAAGACCGAGAACGACGATGGCCAGATCGTCCACGTCGAGGCCGACTGGATCAAGAACACCAACCACGGGGACACCATCGCCTTCATCGACTGGACCGAGGCCTCGGCGCTGACGTGGCGGTACACGGGGCCGAAGGATGAGGACAACCCCTCACTATAAGAGACTGTCCAAGAGGATAAGTGAACATGCGCGTGCGCCTTGGACCCCGCGCCGCCCCTCCCGCCGGCGTCGCGGCGGCGACCGACCGACCCAGAACCCGGACACCCAAGGCGTCGATGCTCACCCAAGGGTCCATCCGGACCCCCCACATGTTGTGGTCACCCCCCTCCAGGCACGACGATAACGAGACCGGAGTTGAGACAATGAGTAATGGCAATGGGTTACGTCATGTCACGACGCAACAGAACAATCATTATCGGACCCAACCGTGAGGATCCTGGCTCTCGACCTCGGCATCAGCACCGGATGGGCCGCGCTCCTCGACGGCGGCGCGGTCGAGTCCGGGACGCAGGTTCACGACCTCCGGCGGGGGGAGAGTCGCGGGATGCGCTACCTACGGTTCCGCGCATGGCTCGGCGGCGTCCTCGACCAGGTGCGCCCCGACGTCGTCGCCTTCGAGCAGGCGCACCACCGGGGCGGCCCCGCGACCGAGATCGGCGTCGGCCTGTCGACCCGCGTCATGGAGTCCTGTGCCGAGCGGGGCATCGAGTACACGAGCGTGCACACCGGGACGCTCAAGAAGCACGCGACCGGGAAGGGCTCGGCGAACAAGGACGCCATGGTCCAGGCCGCGCGCGACCGATGGCACATCGTCCCGGAGACCGACGACCAGGCCGACGCGCTCTGTGTGCTGGCGTGGGCGATGGACGAGCTTGGCGTGGGGGAGGACCGCCGATGAGCCACCCCGCCCTCGACGACCCGCCGCCCTGGCGCGTGTGCGTAGACGGCCATGACCTGGTCACACTGTACCGCGCGGCGAAGGCCTGGCTCTCGGGGGAGGCCCTCCCGGAGGACCTGGAGCCGCGACGGGTCGGGGATGCCCTGACGCGGACTCACGAGCGGCTCGAGCGGTCGCTGCGGAGGCGGTCATGACCCCGGGCTTCACGCTCTGGGGCCGCGCGCGCTCCGGCGGCCCGTGGCGGGAGTACGAGACCTGGCCCGACGCCGACCATGCGCACCGGGAGGTGGAGGGCCTGCGGCGGGCCCGTCCGGACCGGCTGTACGTGATCTGTCTCGAGGGGGATCCCGCGCCGGAGGCGGTGACGGTGGTGGCGGAGCGGCCCTGACGTGATCGTCCCCACCCCCACGCAGGACGAGCTCGAGGCCCGGTGCGACCGAGTGCTCGACCAGATCCTCGCGTGGCCGGTGGTGAACGTGGTGGACCTTCCGGGCGCACCCCTCGGGGAGGCAACACACCGAGTGAACGGCTGGCTCCCCGAGCCCTACCACGACCCGCTGATCCATCCGGGTCTTCGCCCCTGGACGCCCGAGGAGGTGACGGCCTGGTACCTCGGGGTGGACCCGCGGTGACGCCTCGCGCCCGCAGGAAAAGCGTGCCGAATCACGATGGCCGGGTGATGATCGACCATGTCGCCCACCCTCACCAATCCGGTCCCCGAGCATCCCCGGACCCTCGTCAACCCACCTCCCCGCGATCAGCGTCTCCCTGACGGCCGGTGGCGATGGGACGGCCCCCCGGAGGGCATGCGTGCGCTGGCGTACGAGTTCGCGCGCCGCGTGCTGAAGGGGGAATGGTCCAAGGACCCCCGCGCTGGCCGGATCGTCCGGATGAGCACGCTCTGCCGAGCGGTGGATCTCCCTGAGAACCAGTACGAGGTCTGGCGAGACCGGTATGACAGCGGCAAGGACCACCCGTTCCGCGATGCCTGGCTCGAGCAGATCCGGTACGTCCGTGAGCACCACGCGAGCGCGATGGAGCTGGTGGCGGACAAGGTAGGTCTCGGGGCCGGCACGGACGAGGAGATCAAGGGCGCGACCGACCGGTGGAAGGTGCTGGAGCAGCTCGGGCGATTCACGCCCTCGAGCAAGCTGCAGCTCACGGCAGAGCGGAGCGGGTCGGACACCCAGGTCGAGTTGTTCGAGGCGTTCCTCGCGGATCACCCGAAGACGGCACGGCAGTTCGACCGCTGGCTCGCCGAGCGGTACGCCAAGGACGCGAGCGGTGCTGCCTAGCCCGGCCGCGCTGGCCCAGGTGGTCACGGGCGGCCGGTTCAAGCGCCCGCGCCACCTCGAGGCGATCAGTGACCGGCTGGTGGAGCTCACGACGCCGGACTCGAGGGCTTCGCGGTTGATCGTGGCGGCGCCTCCCCGGCACGGCAAGAGCGAACTGATCTCGCACTACCTGCCGGTCTGGTACCTCGAGCGGTGGCCTGCGAAGCGGGTGATCCTCTGCGCGTACGGTGCGGAGTTCGCGGAGAGCTGGGGCGACAAGGCGCTCAACACGACGCGTACGGCGGTGTCGGACGGCCTGCTCCGGACGCGGGTGCGGCAGGACCGGGCGTCGGGGTCGTTCTGGGAGACCGAGGCCGGCGGCTACATGAAGTGCGTCGGCGTGGGTGGCCCCCTCACCGGCCGCGGCGCGGACCTGATGGTGCTCGACGACCCGATCAAGAACGCGGAGGAGGCGCACTCCGAGACGTACCGGGAGAAGCTCTGGAACTGGTGGTTGACGACGGCGTACACGCGCCTCGAGCCGGGCGGGGTCGTCGTGCTGACGATGACGCGCTGGCACGAGGACGACCTGGCGGGGCGTCTGCTCGAGCAGCAGGCGGACCCGTGGGACGTCCTGGATCTGCCGGCGATCGCCGAGGAGGACGACCCGCTCGGGCGCCGTGAGGGCGAGGCGCTCTGGCCGGAGCGGTACCCGGTCGAGGATCTCGAGGTGAAGCGGCGCGCCGACGCCCGCACCTTCGACTCGCTCTACCAGCAGCACCCGACGCCCGAGGGTGGGGCGGTGTTCCGCCGAGACGACTTCCGGTTTTTCCGGATTCGTGAGGATCACTACGATCTCGTCGGGGTGGGAGCCGAGCCGTCGCGGCGTGTTCCGATTGCTCAGTGCTGGATCGCGCAGACGGTGGACACGGCCCAGAAGGTCAAGACGGTGAACGACTGGACGGTGCTGCTGACGTTCGTCGTGGGCCCGGGGTTCCTCGGGTTTCTGCGGGTCGAGCGAGATCGCATCCCGGTCCCCGAGCAGTACGCCTGGATCACATCGCGCCGTGGAGAGGCCCGCTTTCAGGCCGTCGAGGACAAGAGCTCGGGGATCGGGCTGATCCAGCAGGCGGCGAACGAGGGTCGACCGTTTCGGATCTTGAAGGCGGACGTGGACAAGGTGACGCGCGCTCAGTCGCTGGCGATCGCCTACCAGAACCGCATGGTCCATCACCTCGCCGATGCGCCGTGGGTTGGGGCGTTCGAGCGAGAGCTGCTCTCTTTCCCGGACGGCAAGTTTGACGACCAGGTCGACTGCGCCGCGTACGCCGGCCAGCTCATGGCCGAGCTCGGGACGGGATCGGCGCTTCCTCTCGATTTGCGGGTCTCATCCGAGGACGACGACTGGTTCGAGGATTCGCGGGACCGTCCCCGTACGTTCGAGGACGAGCTCGCCGCGGCCTACGGGAGCTTCTGATGCCGACAGCGACAGAGGACAGCATCTACGGGCCGTCGGGTGCGCAGGCGCTCCAGCCGCTGCTCCCGTACCGGAACTACCTCTCCGACCTGTACCCCTACGCCCTGAGCTCGGTGTACCACGGCCATCGCCTGTGGGACCCGTCGTATGCGGACTCGCGGGACCCGGACCTCTGGGAGCGGATCCGCCGTGACCCGGTGGTCGCCGCGGCGTGCGAGATCCGGATGCACTCGGTGGCGTCTCGGTTCTGGCGGGTGATCCCCGGTGGTCAGACGAGCATGGACGAGGGGGCCGCGTCCGTCGTCGAGGAGATGGTCCAGGGAATCGAGCGGTTCGCGCAGAGTCGGTACGAGCTCGCCGGCGCCGTCCTCACCGCACGATCGTTCGCGTACATCGAGGGCGACCGTCAGTTCGGCGCGTACGGCGGCCGGTTCGCGCGGTGGTGGGTTCCGACGAAGATCACGGACATCGACCGCCGGCGGATCCATCACGCGCCGGTCTGGTCGACGGAGCCGGATGGACGGCGCACGCTCCGCACGCAGATGATGCTCTGGTCCGTGACCGAGAACGCGTGGCGACCGATTCAGGACCTGAGGCCCTTCGTCCGGCACATCTACAACGACGAGGAGGCTCGGCTCGGCTACGGGCGGGGCTTGATCGAGGCGGTCTACTTCTACTGGTACGCGAAGACGATCGCGCTCCAGAAGGGGCTCCGTGGTCTCGAACGCTGGGCCGAGGGTGGGTTCGCCGTCGGGGTGGACGGCCTGAAGGCCGCGAGCACGACGAAAGACAACGACACGATCGTTGCTGCGTGGAAGGACGCTTGGAAAGCGTGGTTCTCGCACTACCTCCTGGTCCACGACAAGGCCGACGAGCTGAAGCCGGTCCCGGGGCCGAGCGAGGGCCATCAGATGGTCCACGAGTGGCTCCGCTACCTCGACGACGCGATCACGCGCCTGATCCTTGGGTCCGTGCTCCCGTCCGGCGGGGCGTCCGAGCAGGGCTCGCTCGCACGGGCCGAGGTCGAGGAGGACACGACCGAGAGCCTGATCCAGTACGACCGGATCCTGCTCGACGACACCCTGACGCGGGACCTCGTCGGCTGCATCTGGTTCCAGAACCGGCAGCTGTTCTTGGAGATGTTCCCCGGGGCCAAGATGCCGAAGTTCTCCTCGGTCCAGGAGAAGAGGAGCGACCCGACCGAAGCGGCGCAGGTCGTCGCGACCCTCCACGGGGCCGGGATCGCACTGCGCGAGGACGAGGTCTACGAACGCACGGGATTCACGGCGCCGGGGCCCGAGGACAAGGTGCTCGCCGGGGCCGCTCCGGGCGCCGGCCTCGACGCACTGTTCCCCAGGCAGGTGGGAACGAAGGGGATGGGCGGCGAGGGGGGGGCTCCGGCGCAGTCATTGCGCATGACCCACGACGGTGACAGCGTCGTCCTTCTTGGTGCCGACGGATCCGATCGGGCAATCTTCGACATTCGTGAGCGCTGCCCGGATGGAACCGTGATGCCGAAAGACGGAGATTGCTCGGATCATGGTCCGGCCAAGGACGATCCCTCAGGGGCCAAGCCCCCCGAGACGAAAGAGAAGAAAGAGAAGAAAGGCAAGGACAGCGTCCCCACGCGCCCACAGGGACAGTCCGCCGAACTCTGGGCCAAGAATGAGGAAGTCGCAGCGTCACGGATGGGGGCAGCGCGACCTTCCAAGTCGCTCATGGACGTCTACCAGACCGCCGTGCGGACGAAGGACATGTCCATCGAGGAGATCGTGTACGGAGACGAGGTCCCTGAGTGGATATGGGACTCCCCTGTGTTCAGAACGGCCTTCGAGTCGGGAAGAAACGGGGACCCGATGCTCACCTACGTCTCTGGGTGGCGGTACGGGGACATTCCCGAGAGCGGGTATTCCTACAACTACCGGGAACAACAGCTCGAGCCAGGATTGAGCCTCATGGCGCTCACGGGAGAGCCTCCGGTCAAGTCACTGATGACCGGAGTGCAAGGGCGCCCGATTCGGTGGGTTGAGGGTTGGCTGATCACTGAGCCCGGTGGCGAGGGGGAGTCTCTGATCGTGGGCGCGAAATACGTCGAGGGAATACAGGGCGAGCATGCCCCAGAGGAAAGCGAATGAACTGGCGCACAGGCATCATCCAGGGCATCGGCTTCTGCGCATTCATCGTCGAGGACGAACTCCCCGACACGATTCATGTCCGCAACGTCACGATCCCGCAGCCCGTCCAGGATCGACAGGGCCGGGCGGGCATCGCGTGGTCCCCGTGGTGGCCGGAGCAGCTCGAGTACGCGCTGACGCCGGTGACCGTGATCCGGGACCACATCTTCGCGCTCGCCGACGCCGGAGAGAAAGCCGTCGCGAAGGCCGAAGAGGCCTGGGGGATGCGGAAGATCCAGGTCCCCTCGCCGCAGGGCGTCGTCATCCCCGGAGGCAACGGAGCCCGGTGAACAGCGACGCACTCCAGGAGTTGCTCGAGCAGAACACGACGCAGGTCGTGTTCGCGATGCGGATGCTCGGCCGGGCGATTGCGGACGGGTCCGTCGACGGCCGGAACGAGGGTCTCGGGACGCTCACGGACGCGCTGACAAAGATCATGGGGCAGGCGGACTACGCCGGCCGGGAGGCGGTCGCGGCCGGTCACGGGTTCACCGTCGGTGGAGGTCGCGCTTCTGTCGGTGGTGCTGGCGGAGGTGGGCCTGGTGGTGGAGGTCCGACGATCCTCGCCCCGGGAGCAGGTACCCCTGGCCGCGGCCAACCGACGATGCTCGACCAGATCATGGCCCGGTACAAGGCATGGCACGCGCCGACCCTGGCCCGGGACGCCTCCGGCCAGATCGAGCAGAGGATCCGTCAGAGCTTCGACGAGGGCCGGGATTCGACGCTCGCGGTGCTCGAGGACGTGAACCACTGGACGGTGTCCTACGCGGACACGGTCTACCGGACGAACGTGGCCTCGGCCTACGCCGCCGGGGCCTGGCAGCAGAGCCTCGACCCGGACATCCTCGAGATCATCCCGGCGAAGCTCTACTCCGCCATCGGGGACAGCGACACGCGGCCGAATCACCAGGCCGCCGACGGGCTCATTGCCGGTGTGATGGATCCGATCTGGGAGACGTACTCGCCCCCGATGGGGTTCCGGTGCCGGTGCTCGCTCCTCGATGTCGATCGCTTCGAGCTCGAGGATCGCGGGCTTCTGAATCCAGACGGGAGTGTGACGCGCGTCCTACCGAGGAACTTCGCGAAGGCCCACCCGGACCCGGGATTCGGCACCGGACGGCCGGACCGTCGCGTCTACGGGAGATGACCATGAGCTTCAACGCAGGAACGTTCTATGGCGGAAAGGCGTACCGAACCCGGTGCGGCCAGTTCGTCGTCCAGGGAATGACGGTGCTCCGGGCCGACCGACGCGACAAGACGCCCGTCAGCGAGTGGGAAGCCAAGGCCGCCCGCGGGGAGCGCGATGCCGCGATGCGGGCGAGCGCGAGGGGCGCGCCGAAGAACCGGTGAGACGACACCGGACCCATCGCAGAGTCATGCGTCCAGCGCGCGGCCCCTGGGGGTGCGTGGCGTGGCTCCTGGTCCTCGCACTCATCCCCGCCGCACTGTTCGGGCTGTGGGTGCTCGCGCTTCTGATCCTGTCGGCGATTGGAGTCGGAATGGGGGCCACATGTACGTGATCGTCCCACACGTCGGCAAAAGCCACCTCACGCTCCAGTGCCTCGAGTCGATCCCGGATCGGCACCACCCGATCCTCGTCGATGCGAGCTACGTGGCGGATCTCGACGTCTACGCCGAGAACCACGCGCGACGGATGACGTACGTCCGGCCCGAACGCGTCCCGCAGTGTCTCGCCGCGAACTGGAACCTTGGGGCAGAGCACGTACCCGAGGCTGAACACGTCTGGCTCTTCGCCGCGAGCGATGTCCAGTTCTACCGTGAGTCCTGGGTTCGGCTTCGCGATCTGCTCCGGTGCTTCCCGGATGCCGGGATCATCCGCGATCACGCCACGAACTGGAACGTGTTCGCGATGCGACGCTGGGCGTGGAATCTACTCCGGCCCATGGACGAGCGGTATCAGCCGTGCGGGGGCGAGGACGACGACCTGGTGATGAAGTGCCACCACTCCGGGATCCGGATCAAGTCCGGGTGGATCGGGGTGAATCACCTGGAGGGTGGCCATGCGACCAGGCTCGATATCCGTCGGGAACTCGCCGGAACGACGTGGGACGGGCGCCACAGAAACATCGCCGTGTTCCAGAGGAAGTGGGGCTGCGTCCCGAGTCTTCGGAGCGATCCGAAGTATCAGGCGGCTCACGCCGAGGTTCACATCGAGGGGCGCCGGAAAGAGCCGCCGGCGGAGTGGAGCGGGCATTCGATCCCTAGGAGCCGCAAGCCGTGGCCAGAGAAGACGTGGCCACTGCCGCTTCAGATCCACATCGGTTGTGGACGCAAGCCCGCAAAGGACCGTGTGAACACAGATGTTGATCCGAGGGCGAAGGCCGACGTGATCTTCGACGCGGCCAGAGACGAGTGGCCATTCGAGGACGACAGCGCGGTGCTCGTCGAGGCCTATCACGTTCTCGAACACATGAGCCGCGAGGAGGGCAGGACGTTCCTGGCCAAGGCTCATCGCGCGCTCAAGACCGGCGGCCAGATCACGCTCGAGTGCCCCGACCTCGGGGCCGTCTGTGCGAAGTTCCCAGGGTCCCAACGCCGCATGAGCTGGAGCCTCTATGGGGACCAGAGCACACCGTGGCGTTTTCACCGATGGGGCTACTCGCGCGAGACGATCAGGCTCGCGCTCGAACGTGCCGGCTTCCGGGGTGTCGAGGTCGGCGACGGCACGGACTATCACGCGGCGAGTGAGCCGTGCTGGAGAGCGGAGGCGAAGAAGTGATCGAGTACGACCGCGACGGCAACGTGAACACCGCAGAGTTCTGGGACGCAGCCTGGCGAAGAACGCCAGAGGACGGTGCGAACAAGGACGGGGTCCGAAGGGAGGTTCTCCGCCGGCTCGAGGCGCTCCCTGCGGCTCGCGTTTGGGAGTACGGGTTCGGCGGACTTCACCTTGCCCGCGCGCTCGGCGCGGATCGATGGCACGGGGTCGATCACTCGAAGGTCGCCGTCGCGGCGGCAAAGGACGAGGGGTTCATCGCAGAAGTCGGACGGTGCGCGGACAGTCCGGGGTTCGTGAAGTCCTACCTCGTGGCGCTCGAAGTCCTCGAGCACCTGGACGCGAATGAGATGGTCGCGTTCCTCGAGGCGAGCCGTCGCGCCCCTCACGCGTTCTTCTCCGTCCCCGGCCCGAGGATCCCCGACAAGCACTTCGGCCAGCATATGCGTGGATGGGACGGGCCGGAAGACCTCGAGCAATTCCTTCGGCAGTGGTGGCCGCACGTCGAGGTGACGCCCGTCGACGCCTACCTACTGGCGCATTGCCGAAAGGTTCCGCCTGCACGAGAACCGATTCTCACGGTCGGATGCTCGACGCTGCTGGACTTCCACGGGTTCCTTTACACGGCGGCCTCGTGGATGACGCACCACGGGACGTTCGATGGTCGAGTCGAGTACCTACTCGCCGACAATCATCCCGAGCCTACGGCGAGGCTCCGCGGGTGCCCGGAGTGCTCGAGGCTCAAGACGCCCGGCGAACGCTGCGCCTCCTGCGCGAAGGCCGTCGAGGACATGGAGGCTCTTGCCGACCAGAACGGAGTCCGGTACATCCGATGGGCCGAGAAGCAGGGGACCTATCCGGGAAAGAACCGCCTCAAGGTCGAGGCTCGCGGGAAGTGGGTTCTCACGATGGACTCCCACGTCCTGCTCTCGCCTGCGACGATCGAGCGGTGCATCGAGTGGATCGAGGAGAACCCCGAGAGCGACGACTTCCACCACATCCCGTGTCTCTTCCGAACCCAGAAGGGGGTCGCCTGCGCGATCGATTTCCGCAGGCAGGACTACATCTACCGGAATCGCAGCGGATCGAAGCAGTTCCCCGTCTACGGATGGACGCGCCAGGCCGAGACGGCCGGCGACCCCTACCCGATCGCCGCGATGATCACGAGCTGCTACCTAGTGCGCCGTGACGCCTGGTTCTCCGCCAAGGGCTACGACCCGATCCTCGGGAACTACGGGGGCTGGGAGGGACCGATCCAACTCAAGTGGTGGCTCATGGGGCGCCGCGTGCTGTCGATGCGGCACTCGCGTCAGGAAATCATCGACCGGACCGGGTGGCTCCACCACTGGCACCTGTTCTGCAAGCCTGGAACGCGAATGGCCAACCAGACCGGCCGCGTCCACACGGGCCCGAGCAAGATGCGGAACTTCGCCGCGTCGTCTGCGGTGATCGGGGGCGAGGCGTTCGTGCGCCAGCACTGCGCATGGAAGGGCTGGGACTTCAACCGCCCCGAGATCCAGGCCGGCATGGCTGAAGGGCTAAAGCTTCGCCCGTGGATGGTCTCCAAGCTTGCACGTCCGGAGTGGGAGGACATCTTCGAGTTCTTCCGCTGGATGCGTGACGAGAAGATCCCTGGCGCGATGACGGAGTGGTCGTGATTTGCGCATGCACCACCCGGTATTGCGACGGCTGCGGCCGGACGACGAAGCACGTCTCGGCGGGCGCCGACCGCTGTCAGTGCGTGGAGTGCGGGCGGGAAGTCCTCACGACGGACTGTGAGATGCGAAAGGAGCCGATCTGATGGCCGTCCTGCAGATCCGGCTCGAGAACCGGGCGCGCAAGGGCTACCAGCCCGAGCAGGGCTACCTCCGCGGCATGGTCCTCCGGGTCCATCCGGACAGCTACCGTCCCCAGGCCCGCATGTCGCGCCGCTCGTTCGGCTGGATCCGCGTCCCGGACCTGACGCGGGCGCAGGAGGCCGAGCTGCTGGAGCCGGATTACGGGAGCAACCCGATCCCGGTCGACCCCGGCGATGACCCGAACTGGGCTGCGATCGAGCCGGACCGCCCACGCAAGGTGATCCTCGACCTGAGCAAGCTCCGCGCCGAGCTCCCGACCCTCCAGCGGACCCGCCACGACCTCGCGGTTACTTGGGGCGAGGACCAGATCGAGCACGTCGAGGCGTCGGCGACGGCGATCTCGCGGTCTCGGGTGTCCGCGTCCATTGCGTCGGACCTGGTGCGCTGATGGCGATCACGACCAACCACGCGCGTGGCTGGTACACCATCGCAGCGGGCGAGGATTACGACGACCTGTTCGACTTCGCCGATGACTTCGGGACGCAGACCGAGGACATCATCGGGAAGATCGTCGCCGACGAGGATGTTGGCGGCACGGCAGCCAATTTCGACCACGACGCGGCCGGCCACAACTACACCGTCACGGTCGACTCGGCAAGCCGCTACCCAACGTCGTCTTCGTGGCCCGGGAATCTCGAATCTGCCAGTGACTATGCCCGATTTAACGGGGCAATTCTTGGTCTCAAGGAGCCCGGCGGGATCGTCGAGTGGATTGTCTTCGACAACGCCGGGAAGATCCTCGACTGGGGCGGGTCGGTCGTGCGGAACTGCGTCCTCATCGACGCCGGCGCGACTCACGCCGTCCAGAGGGCCAACATTGCGGGCGGGGTCTCCTACTACCACAACCTCTACATCTACGGGGCGGTCTACGGGATCTGGTCGCAGGGCGCAAGCGGTACGTTCCAGGGCAACCACATCTCGATGTTGTGCGGGAATAACGGTGGGATCCACGCGGAGGCCGCCAATACCCGGTGCGAGCACTGCGCATCTTTGGCCACTGCGACCGAGGACTGCTGGAGCACTGGCGGGTCGGGGTCCTTCGTCGGCGACTACAATCTGTCGAGTCAGAGCACCGACTCGGACATGCCGGGTGCGCACAGCGTGGCAAACGTCGCGGCGGCGGACTACTTCGAAAACGTCACCGCCGGCAGCGAGGATCTCCACAAGAAGGCCGCGCTCGACGGTTCGTACGAGGGCGACAGCGGGGCGAGCTTCGGCACCGGGTGGCCGGGCGACGACATCGACGGCGACACCCGCTCGGACTACGACATCGGGGCGGACGAGATTGTTGGTGGGACCCCGACCCCGACTCCGACCCCGACTCCGACGCCAACCCCGACGCCGCGCACGCCCACGCCCACGCCGACCGCAACGCCGACGCCGACCCCGACGCCGACGCCCCGGACTCCGACGCCAACGCCCACAGCCACCCCGACGCCGACGCCAACGCCAACGCCGAGAACGCCTACACCGACTCCGACCCCTACACCTCGGACCCCGACGCCGAGCCCCACCCCGACCCCGACTCCCAGGACGCCGACGCCGACGCCGACGCCGAGAACCCCGACCCCGACGCCCACGGCCACCCCCACCCCCACCCCGACTCCTCGAACGCCTACACCTACGCCGACAGGGACCGTCACCCCGACGCCGAGCCCGACACCGACGCCTCGGACACCAACCCCGACTCCGACGGCGACTCCTTCGCCCACCCCGACGCCTACACCAAGGACGCCGACACCCACGCCGACCCCAACCCCGAGGACGCCGACCCCGACGCCACGAACCCCCACGCCGACGCCAACGCCGCGGACTCCAACCCCCACCGCGACCCCGACACCGACCCCCACACCAACGCCCAGAACTCCGACTCCGACGCCGACCCCAACTCCGACGCCGACACCAGTCGGAGAACCGATCATCGAGTTGCGCGTGTACGGCCCGCCGGTGCTCCCCGTCACGAGCTACAGGACGCCGTTGAAGGTGGGAACCGGGCTGTAAGGTGGTCTTGGCAAGTTTGTCAGTTCTGAAAACCCGTGCGACGGTGGATACCTAGAGACGCACAGCAAAGGACGACGCACAGCATGACAACGATCGGGCCATGGCAGGTCGAGGAGGAGATCGCGATCAAGACCGCGACGGTCCTCGCGATCTTCGTTGCCAGCGATCGGGCTCGCCGCACCGCGGTGAATCTCGATGGGAAGGTCGTCACCCTCAGAATCCAGGGTGGGGCGTCCGTCGCCGCGAAGACCTACACCGCGGCGAATCGCACGCAGACCGGCTCGAACATCGGCTGGTGCGACGTCACGCTCAACGAGACCTACCACACAGAGACGGGCGACTTCGAGGCCAAGGTCTTCGTCGATCCCGGCTCCGGGAAGCCCGTGAACTACACGCCCCCGTGGCGCCTGACGTTCGTCGACGACCTGCTCCAGACCCCAACCCCCACGCCAACCCCCACGCCAACCCCGTGAGGCGACCATGAGAGGCTACCGCGCCACCCAGCAGCCGGACGGGACCTGGACGATTCACGACGTCCCCGTCATGGCCGAGGTGCGCGACGGCGAGCGCGCGAAGGGTAGGTCCGTGGATCGCGACTGGCTCGAGGGGGCCGTGGCGAAGGCGAGGGCCCGCGCCGACCAGGACGGCTACATCGCTCCGACGCATGTCCACCATCACGACGATGGCGTTCCCACCGAGCGCGCCGGCCACCTCGTACCGAGGGCCGTGCGCCGCATGCCGTACGAGGGGCGGGACCGTTGGACGCTCTTCGCCGATATGACGGACATCCCCCAGGTGATCTACGACCGGATTCGGGCGGGAGACCTCCCGTACCGATCCGTCGAATTCGAATGGAGCACCCCCGAAGTCCTCTCGCTGGCGCTCATGCCGGACGAGGTGCCGTTCTTCCGTTTCGGCCTCCTTCGCATCGCGGAGGAGCAGCCGCGCGACCCAGAGACAGCTCCGCAACGGTTGCCGGAGCAATGTGCGCCGGCGGTGGCAATGCTCACCGCAGGGACTGCCGAGCGAGCCCTATTCCGATTCCAGGAGGGTAGTATGCCCATGGAGCAGGAAGGGACCACGACCATCCCCGAGCAGGGGGCCCCGAGCGGTTTCGAGGAGAAGGTTCTCGAGGCACTCGCCGCCATCCTGCAGGCGGTCACCGGCGGCGGACAGCAACTGGCCGACGACGGTGACGAGGCGCCCAAGGAGGAGATGGCCGAGGAGAAGGACGAGAAGGAGGAGATGGCCTGCGAGGACAAGCCCGACGCCATGAAGGCGGCGCCGGACGAGTCCGGGCAGACCATCGCCAAGCTCTCGGCCGAGGTAGCGGGCCTGAAGCACCGACTCACGCTTCGCGAGAAGCGCGAGGAGCATGCCCAGCTCGCCTCCAAGGCGAAGGCCGCTCTCAAGGAGTGGCCTCTGTCCGAGTCCGACGAGGCGGACATCGAGAAGTTCGCCGCGAAGGGCAAGGCCGATCTCGACATCTTCGTCGAGGCGTACAAGCGCAACGTGCCGAAGGACCCGCCCAAGGACTTCGACGCGTTCCAGGCCCGCGCGAAGCTCGAGGACACCGAGGTGGTGATGAAGTTCGCCGCCAAGGGACCCGACCAACTCGACGCGGCCCGCAAGGCGTCGGCTCTGTTCCGGAGGATGCGCGACGTTCCCGGCTTCAAGGTCGACGAGGAGACGTTCATCAACGACCAGGTGGAGCGGATGCATAACTCCGCCAACGGGCGTGAGGAGGTGCTCCGATGACCGCGACCGCCGACCTCCCGCTCACCAACCATCGCGTCGGACCCGCCAACATCTGGAGGGTCCCTGTGGTGAACGGGGACATCGTCTACGCCGGAACGCTCGTCGGCCTGGGAATGACCGGGCACGCGGGCGCCGGCTATCTCGTCCCCTACACCTCCGTGACGAAGCTCTGCCCGATCGGGTTCGCTCTCGACGCGGCCGTCACGGGAGACTCCTCGGCCTCTCCGAAGCCGGCGCAGAGCGTCGATATCGGGGGCGGCGTCCATCTGCTCACCGTCGTCGGAATCGCCGGCACGCAGGCCGACCTCGGCAAGAGGGTCTGGGCCACGGCCGACGATACCTTCAGTCTCGTCGAGCAGGATGCCGGCTACTCGATCGGTGTCGTGCTGGCGGCGTACTCCTCGACCCAGGTGTACGTGCTCGTCCATCCGGCCTCGGTGCTGCTGATGCGGTACCACTCCGTCGCGGAGCCGGACTTCACTCCGACCCCGACCCCGACCCCGACCCCGACCCCGACGTAGGAAAGGAGACCTTAGATGCCCACCAATCCAGTGGTCGTCGACAGTGGCCTCCTCATTCCGGGGCTGCTCACGACCTTCAGCGACGCTTACAAGATGCGGTACAAGAAGGTGGCCGCCCGCATGGGCTCCGTCATGGAGCTTGGCGTCCCCTCG